AAATGTATTTTCCAGTGTGTTTTTTCCACGGTTTTAATTCAACATTTAGAAGGTCCGCTCTGTCTGGGCTTGTTATATTTTTATTTCTAAAATCCGCGTGCCCGTTGATGTTATCAAAACCGATAGAGTAATATTTGTCGCGATTTATATAGCCCTTTTCGATGATAATAACTTTTTTGCCCAAAGAGCTTTGCTGGGCAATAACGTTCCCGCGACGCTTTGAATCGGGTACAGCGTATTTCTCTTTCCCGAAAACCACCGCGATGTCGCTAGGCTTATAATCGTCCAACAGCGTAACATCGCCGTTGTCCATAACACCGTTTGACATTAGACCCTCAGCAAACGAGAGCAGAACCGTGTCGTGCTCTTTGTTATTGCCTGTTAGGTAAACTCGAACGTTCATTTATGAATAACACCTATGCCTAATAACGGCATTTTACCTGTCGCTATAAATTCGTCATGTTTGTGGTTTTCTTTTATCTCTCGCCACAACTTAGGAACACCCATCATGTCTTTTTTACCGCTTAAAACTTCTTTACCGTTGGTGTCGTGTAGAAATATCATACTGGACATTGGGCTATAATTTGCCCAATCCTTACTAATACCCTCGTATGTGTGATCGCCGTCGATTAAGATCCCGTCAAAGCGCCCAAGCGCTTCCACTTTTCTAATGATATTTGGGTCCGTACTGTCCCCTAGAAACAAGTGCGTATCGAAACCCATCTCACTCATTCTGTTTGTTGCGTCAATTAGGTTCTTTTTACTGTCGTCACGGCCCCAAGGGCCATCAGGTAGATCAACAGACACAATCAACGCGCCTGGTGCGAGCACAGCGGCGACGCGCTTTAACGTGTACCCGTCACGAGAACCTATTTCAAGGAAACTTTTCTTCCCCGCCATTAAAGCAAGTAGCTGAACCAGTTCTTCTTCATGCTGCGGTATTTGCACAATCTTCCCTTTTTAAATGATCTGTTAATTTTAATCCATGACGCTCAAAATCCGCTTCAAGCATATCGTAGATTAGAGTACCTAAATCTTTGGTCGCGCTCCAACCTAGTTTCAATCCTGCTTTCAGTGCGTCGCCGCACAACACATCGACTTCCGCTGGGCGGTTAAAACGCTCGTCCATTTTCACATAGTCTGAATAATTCAAGCCCACTGTCGCGAATGCGAATTTGCAGAACTCACGGATACTGTATGTTGTGCCCGTTGCAATAACAAATTCCTCAGGCGTTTCTTGTTGTAACATAAGCCACATTGCTTCCACATAATCTTCAGCATGGCCCCAGTCCCGTAGAGAGTCTAAATTCCCAAGCATTAATTGGTTTGTTTTTCCTGCTACGATTTGAGCAATTCCGTCAGTGATTTTCCGTGTAACAAACTCTTTCCCACGCAACGGGGACTCATGATTAAAGAGTATTCCGCAGCAAGCAAACACGTTAAATGCTTCGCGATAGTTAATTGTGAGGGCGTGTGCGGCAAGCTTTGAAACTCCGTAGGGGGATCTTGGGTGGAAGTTCGTTTTTTCATCCTGATACTCCTTTTCAGTTTTGCCGAATAATTCAGACGTTGATGCTTGGTAGAATTTAGTGTGCTTAGACGTTTGCCGTACAGCTTCTAACAAATTTAAAGTGCCCACCGCATTAATATTGAATGTACTTGTGGGCGAGTTAAACGACTCGCCCACAAAACTCTGGGCGGCTAAATTATAAATTTCATCGTACTGGCCAGAAGATACAACACGAGAAACAGAAGCACTGCAAGTGACATCCCCCGCAACCTGTACAACGTTGTTCTCGATACCCTCATGTGCTAATCTCCATGTATTGGGCGAGCTTCTACGGGGTGCAAAGCCGTGTACTTCGTAACCTTTACTTAACAACAACTTCGCGAGGTACGCGCCGTCTTGGCCGGTTATGCCCGTGATGAGCGCTTTCATGCGGACTCCTTCTCACGTACAAGTTCTGGGGAGTGCCCTAATTCTTTACGCTTAGGGCCTTTCAAGTGGTCAAACCAATTAGCTAAAATACATTCTGAGAACGGGTGATTCGTTTTTAATTCACTGGAGAGATTGTTGTGGGGCGCACCAACAATAAGTCGCGTCGCATCAAATACATGACAGTCCGTCCAGAAATGGAGTACAGTGAATGCACCATTAAGATAAAAATTTCTATACACTTGCATGAAAAGCGAGTTGTACTGTTGTTTTGGGTCGAACGCCATAAAACCACATTCTGAATATGACCAACTCCGGCCCAGAAAACTTAGGTATTCGCCCTTCAGAACCATGTCTAAAAATGCTTTGTTGTCGGGTAGATCTGCGATTGCAATAACGTCCGCGTCTAACCAGAAGAAACGTTTCTCGTCCCTGTCGTGCGTCTCCAAGCCGTAATGCGCAACCGCAAACGTCTTGCGACTAAATTTGTACGCGTCGTACATGTAATTATATTCTTTACCGTCATCTGTTTCAAAGCAGCCGCGAAAGCGCTTGTTCTTGCTTATGAACTCCAAAAAGTCTTTGGTGCCTGGCGTGTCATATAAATTAAATTGTTTGACACGCGGATTATCCGCAAACTCTGAGAAAGCGTCATCCTCATAGTAAATTGTGATATCAAATTGAGAGTGCTTGAGCCAAGAATTAACAGCACGTTCGCCGTACTGTTTAAAACCTTTTGCACTCATTGAGGTGACAATCATTTTGCACCCACTATTTCGTTGAACTCTTTGCGTAACGTCAACAAGTGTTTGGCGTCATCCAACGTTTCACCGTAATATGTGTTTGCAGACTCAACAATTTCTTCTCGAGACATTTTACCGATATTAAATGTTGGGATTTCTGGCTCTGATCCGAACGCCGTTTCCGGCTCTGGGGTGGGGGTTGCTTCTGGCTCTGATCCGAACGCTGTTTCTGGCTCTGGGGTGGGGGTTGCTTCTAGCGGGGTTTCGATTTCTTGGGGCGTGGGTTTAGCGAATTCACTATCCGGGTTTATTTTAACGTCGATTTGCTCGCCTGATACGCCACGCATTTGTTCGCTAAATAAGGAATAGTTTCTATATTGCCCTGTGTTAATTGCTAATAACCAATCGTCGCGATTGATTTTAATTACTCGTCCGGTTTTATCATTTCTGATTTTTACCGTGGGTAGTCTCATTTCCTGCTCCTGTCATTAAAGTGTGTGCCGGGCAAGAAGCACCGGCACACTGTCGGGTAAGTTAGCCTGCCAATCGCATTGCGAGAGCTGGGCGAACTAGTTTCGCACCCCAAAGGATATCCAATTCCCAGACAACACGTTTGTTTTGGCGTTTTACTTCCAAGCGCATTGTGATACCTGTTTGTGGATCTGTCATTGATACCATCTGTGAACCTAAGCTTAGGTCCGCAGTTGATGCCATTAACGGGCGATTAGCAAAAGCAAACGCGTCACGATGGAAAACCATGTTGACTGTGTGCGTTGGCTTGATAGTAATAACAGCATTTGCAGACGCAATGGCTGCTAATGGTGGATCAATTGTTACGTCTACGCCCGCAGATGTAATGGTTGCAGTCGCTTTGCACACGTATGTGGTTGAGTTGCCTGCGATTGAGAACACGTCTCCAAGAGTCATTGTGCCCAATGCACCCGTACCTGTCACACCTAATGTGGACGAGTTAGCCGCAGTCGTTGAAGCAACGCCCACAGATGCAACCGTGCCTTTGGTGTGCGTTTGCACGCCATCGTCAGCCGCCCAATCGATGCCGTATTTACGACCGATTTCACCTTCCATTTTAACATCAGCAGACATAATTTTTTCTGCATCACTAAAAGGAGACAACGCAAGCGCATTCGCTTCAGCTGAGTAATCTAAGATTGCTCGGCGTTCGCTACGTGGTGCTAATTGCTGGTTTAAAACCTTACGGGAATCCGTTGCACCGTTCACAGTAGATGCGAATGGGGTTGTGCCTGCTGTGCCCGCGAAGCCGTAAACACCTTTGTACTCATCGTGGAGCGTGGTGTTCATTGCGTTAGCTAATGCACGCACTGATTCAGACATTTGCAACGGTAAGAAATGCTCATTACGATCAATCTCAACCATTTCTTTATCTGTTAGATAAAAGTTTGTGCCTTTCCAGTTGTTCAATTGGATTTGAACTTTAGAAGGCGCTTTATCTGTTGCAGATAAGTACGTGGAAGGCGCTACATCATAAGCCGTCTGTGATGCAGACAAAGGAACGTCAATCGTATCGCCCTTTTCTGCTGCTACGGCGCTGTAATCGCCATTAACCATCCGAGGAAAGATTGCTTGCTCGCGTAATGCTAACAGACCTTTCGCCAGGATTTTGTGCATAACATTAGTCGTGGTATTCGACATATAAATCTCCTAGAAAATAAATTAAAAGTTCTGTTGCCACCGGCAACCGCAACCTAACCCCGTTAGATTACTTATATTACTTGTACCTTGCCCGACGCAATATCGGACAGGCTTGCATTGATCGCGTCTGAATCGTTACGATCAACAGTACTATCGCCGGGTGCCCCGTCTCTATTACCAGAGGAGTTCCCGCCTGAGTTTGGTTCGAATAAATAATTAGCTTCGTGATATAGACTTGTAGCATACTCGTTCATGCTAATTGGGTCTTTCCCGTCGGCGCCGTACATGACTTTCCCGTCACGTTGAGGAAGTAAGTCTCCGTCCTCGTTTACGCTCCACACTCTCCGAGCGCGGGCTAGAACGTCAGTCATTGCACCTGGTCGCACGCTGGCGACTTCGGATACTGCGTTTTGAATCTGTGCGTCAATAACAGTGGTGGAGTACCGCTTTTCAAACATGTCTCCACGGGCTGTCTGTTTCTCGATAATCTGTTCTAAAGATAGCATCTTGCCGTCGTAGTCACTGCGCATTTTGTCTGTGCGTTGGCCTAACAGCTCTTCCAGCTTGCCTTCGCTGATCATTTTGTTGTCTTTTTGTTTTTGGAGTGTCGCTAACGCTTCGCGGACTTCTTCGGCGTCAAGCCCGTCGAAACCTGCAAGGCCTTCGAGCTTTGTTTTAAGGCCGTCGTTTGTTTTTAATAAGTCAATATTTTGGTCACGAAACTCACCGAGTTTCTGCGAAAAGTTATTGTCTTCCAACTGCAACACATACACGTCTCCGACCTGCTGATACAGTGAACTGATTGCCTCCGGCAATCCTTCCAAACTGCTCAATGTTGTTTTCAAACCCATTTCTAATTCTCCAATAAAGTTAATAAATTATAGTACGAAAGATCGAATAGTTAAACTAAATCAACCCATTTTTGCACAATCATCCAAGAATTGTTCGTCCTTATCCTTGAAATACTGCGGCAATGTGTCACCGATAAAGAAAATCTTACCTGGATTTGCTTTATATAACCGTGCTAACGCTACACCCGACGCTAACATATCCGGCGCTGTATACCACTTTTGTCCGCCAAGTTCAGCTGTCATAGTCACTTTTTTGACTGTAGCACCTGTGCCATCAACGTAAAAACGCTCGCCGTCCTTCCAGCCCCCGTCCACCCCAATAAGATGCACTTCGTCGAAACCCATGTAAATTGCTAAAGAGACAGCGCGATTAACTACGTTAAACCCGCCACCCATGCAAACACCGTTATCAAAAAGTTGAGCATACAAATCCAGCTCGTTTTTTAGCCCGCACGCGGAGTTAAACAGGATCACCTCCTCGTCTTTCAAATACGAAAATAGAGCGGGGTCGCTACTGGTTGCAATAATGTGTTTGACGCCAGGCGCTTTGAATATCTTGCCGGGTTGCGCAATATGTGCGCCGGGATCCATGCTGACGGCGTAGTCTATTTTGTACCCTTTATCGTGCAGGAACTTAATCGCTTGTTTGCAGGCGATTAGTTTAGCGCCTCGCGCGAGTAGTGCGTCAAGTTGTGCTAGCACCTCCGGATCTTTTAAAGTGGGCCCTGAGCCTGCTACAACGGTTAAATTCCCCTTCTCAAAATCTGGCTTGATACAGGGTAGGCCTAATACAGCCGCGTGACGGATGTTCTTCCCGAAATTGTCCGTATTAGGATTAACGAATTTGATCTGCGTTGGCGCGCTCATAGTCTATGGTGTCCTTGTATGAGGAAATTGTGGTTTACTAAATTACTGAAATCATCGTTTAAGATTACGTTTAAACGCTCGCCGAAACGACCTTCTAACGAGAGTTTTTTGCTAAAGGTTTCGAAGTTCCAGCGCGCAACGATATATTCATTGCCTACGCCCCACGCTTTGCGCTCAATGTCGAAAGCGTACTTCGTCCAGTCAGCGTTGGTTTTGATATTTTCATCCGCAGTAAGTGACGTGACGTTGCCGCGATCGTCTGACAGCGTGATGGCGATGCCTGTGCTTAATTCGTCTTCGATAAGCACAACAAGGTTGGATATGTTAGCGATAGCACCATGTTCGGGCACGTAGAACGCGGTAGTGGGCGTTACGCTGTAATCACCCACGAAATTATAAACGTTGTTAGCGTCACGTAGATGTTTTGATATGAAACGTGGGTATGTCATGCAAACTCCGTGATTAATTCGGCGGATGTAATCGGGTTATGGTTCTGGTCAATAAGGTCGCGGAACTTAAGCTTGTCCGCCTTCCATAATCGGTGTTTGCTTGAACCTAACGCTGCAATTTGCTCGGCCTCTGTGCGTCCTCTTAACCAATCCTCGTATTTGGTTGGAGCAGGTACGGCGCCGTCCAAACTTGCTCGCATACGTTTGCGGTCTGGGACACTTTTCAAAACCTTGTTCATTTCTGGGTTCGCGTTCAACTCCTCCCACGATTTCACAATGGGTGTAAGCGTGCTCCGACACTGCCAATGTGCGGGAGGGCGTAGAAACTTCGACGTCGTACCAGCTATCTTCGTGCCGTCCAGTTTCCACCGTTGTCCGTCCAGTGCTTTGCAAATATCGCTCGTTCGCAAATCCAAAGTCGCAAGCCATTCAACCCCCTTAATTAAATCGGCGTTTTCTTCGTACATGCTAAAACGTGCTTCGTTAGCAACCGTTTGAACGCTTGTACGAATGAGCGCATTGGCTTTATACGTGCGGGTTTGCATTATGCCGTCTTTGAAGTTTCGTGCGCGTGTACCCCGTATACGTTGCGCGAGCTGCTGGTTGTTTTCACCGAACAACATACCTTCTTTTAATTCACGCTCAAAACTACTCTGCAAACTGGTTTCCTGATCCGCCCACCAGTCCTTTTGGATCGCGCCTTGTATTAACGATTTTTTTGCTAAACTGCGGAGCACATTTCTATCTAAGCGTTTGGATGCTAATTCAACACCGATGCTGTTATTGATGATGCTAATGGTTTTTTCTTGTTCCAGTACAGCTAAATCAAACAGTTCTGAATCTACATTAGATTGCATACCTTTGTACGCTGTTTTGATGTCCTCTTCGCTGAACTTCAGTAGGCGGACAAGGCGCGCATCTTGGTAGTTTTTACGTGTAGGCTCAGTTGGGTCAATTTCGGCGATACGTTTTCCCAGCGTGCGGCGTAACGTCGCCATAATACCCGTGACTTCTTTTTGGAGGTGTGCCTCAACGCGCATAATGTCAATCCCGTGGCGGGTTAACTGGTCTGCGATTTTTGTTGAGGCGTTGGTCACGATACTTCTTTCCACGCAATGCCGCCATAGATATCTGCGTTAAGGGACCCAGACCCAATAGGCATTACGGCTAACCAGATTTCGTCGCGCGTTTCATCGATTTTTGATCCTAACCTTAATTGGGATAACGAGATTTTACTCATCGCACCGGTATCCTTCCCACCTTTAACAAAACCTGCGTCTATAACGTGCCCGTTTGTGACAGTTGTTGTGCTTGGGTCCGCGGTAACATCGCCTGTCGCGTACTGTATAGTGGCGTCTTCATCATCCTGCCACACGCCAGGTGTTCCTGCAAGCGTTGGGTTCATTAACAATTCCCAGTGATAATCATCTGCTTGGGCGTTCATAATAAAAATATTTATGATTTTAACAACCGAATCGAGGTTCGCTGCTTTTAATCGAATACCAAATACGGCGTAACGCGTCCCCGCTGTGGCGGCTTGAATGAACGTGTTTTCTGTTGACTGGGAGTGATCTGTACCTAGCTCTGTGATACCGCCCTCACTGATTACCGTTGCACAAATATGTTCGATAGAACTCGCCGCACCCGAGCCGTCATTCTCAATCCAATAACTTATGGGGAGATTAGGTGTAGACATGTAAACATTAGATAAAACATTTGTGTGAAGAAACTGGTGTGAATAATACGGGATGCCGTCCACTACAAAACCCATGCGAACACGCCCAACGCCCAACCACTCAAAGTCAATTAATAAAATTTGTGATTTACTAAAGTCTAATGTGATGCCGCTGTCGCCCGTCCCGTCCATTTTGTCGATGTTCCAATCCGCTTGGGCAATCATCGTATCAACAGGAGAACCTGAATGGCTGGTACGTTTTACAAACAGAATAGAACCTTCATTATTAAAGATAAATAAACCGTTATTGTCGTCACCGTAACCCCAGCAACTTGTGACGCCTGCCCCGCCGCCTGACTTATTCAATACACCTGTTAAAAGAATCAATTGAGATTTACCGGGCTGGTAATTGAAACGCATGAACGTTTGACGTTGTCGCTTGCCTGCTGTCGTTGCGGATACAGCTAAGACGGTGCTTGCCGTGTTCTTGCTCCAAGTTGAGGTCGTGCCCGAACCTGTGCGTTCTACATCGTCCCAGTACAGCGCGCCGTTATTGTGGATTTGTTTATTATCAAAGATGGTTGTGGGATTGCTGACGCGTAATCTAGCAAAAGCGTCAAAGTTAGCGGAGTCCGTTTGAAATCCTATGGGTAATGGGTCCGCCTTGCTAACCTCTGTACGAACCGCGTCTTTAACCCACGTTATCCAAGAACGATCACCCATTTTCTAACACCCTCGCCGCTTCGTCGATACATAATTTAATTGACCCCGCGCCGAACGCGAGTTTTTCCGCAAGCTGGGGCGAGGAGTATCTTACAGCTTCAGCGCCGTCTAACAGGACACGGGAACGCTCCTCCCAGACTCTAATCTGCATTGCTAACGAATGCTTATCGAAAATAATATCAGGTCTTGCCATTAACACTCGCTCCTAATGCACCCGCAGGATGTGAACGCCCAAAATCGTCGCGCGTAAACCCTTTCATATTGGATACAGCGACAGCCATTGCGTCTCCTAAAGACATCGCAGCGGCGGTGCTTGCCGTAGGCGCTAAACCTAAGTGGCAAGCCTCTTCCCCATGACGCACACCCAAATCAAAATGAATATCCGCTCGTTTAGCTAATGCGGAAGACGGGGAGGACGTCATCGCGATTAGTTTAACGCCTAAATGGTCTAAAATAGGGAAGAGGTTTCTAATTTCTAATGCTGCGCCCGAATTGCTAATGGCGACCACGACATCGCTGCTCGTTATTAAGCCCGCGTCACCGTGCCCCGCTTCAGCGGCATGTACAAAAAAAGCGGGTGTCCCTGTACTTGCAAGCGTTGCAGCAAACTTGCGAGCAATGTGCCCCGATTTGCCTATGCCCGTTACAATCACACGGCTCTCGCAATCAATAAGCATTTGGCACGCGTCCTCGAACGTATCGTCTATTAACTCGACGAGGTTCGCAATGGCGGTCGCTTCAGCTAATAAAACTCTTTTTGCGGTGAGTATCATTCGTCATCCGTTGTTTTAGGTGGGGTATCGCTAGGCTCTGGAACGCCTGGCGGGCGTGCGTCAATTAAGTCCAGCTCTATTTCAGCATCCACGTCCGGCGGGATAAGCTCACCGCGTTTGAGGTTGTAGAACCAAGTATCAAAACTGATTTCCCCGCTTTGCAGTGCGGCAAATAACGCTGACAGCGTTTGTGGATCAAGTGACTGATCCAAGAAGTCATTGTTTAGTTTAACAACAGCCTTTTCGGGTTTTGTCTGCCACCATTCCATATAATTAAGCGCTTTGGTTAACCCTTCGCTGGCGATGTCAACTATATCCGCAAGCGTACCCGTTTCGCCGGATAAGCGTAAGCGCCGCGAGTCATAAGCTTCGCTAGACTTTGTTTGCTCCTCTAACAGGCGCGCACCCAGTACAGCCATTAGGCGTTGTTTATCTTGTTTTATTTCTTGTAACGAATTAAGGCCTTGCCCTGTGTACTCCAGGTATCCTGCTTTCGCATCCGAACTGTCGGAGACCATAACATTGCTAGAGCCCATTTTAATTTTGGTGTCTGTACTAAATCCAGCAAAGTACGCCATAGGTAATGCGGTGTAATGCGCGCCGTGCTCTAAATCTGCGGAGGTGACGTAATGACTGATGTTGACTTCCGCTAAATCCAGCAAAGGCGGTTTATTTATTTTAAGCGTTAATCCACTTGAGTTGATGATGACAAAGGGGACGAAGTCCATCTTCTTGCCGTTACGTGTAGGCATGATAGGGCCTTCCACGATTTTAAAACTGTCCTTTTTCGTTGTGTCGTCCGCTTCCCAGATGGTGTACTGGTAAAACCCGTCAACGGTTTGGAGCACTCTATATCGCTCGATGCGGATTGTTTTAAAACTATCATCGGGGTCGATTTTGTCGCGATCTTCACGCAATACTAACAGCGTAATTATTTCCTTACCCTTTGCGTCGCGCTCCGTGCGCCAGTTAACGATATTTTCCGCGGTGTACAACGCCATCCATGGGCGCTCTGCATTTTCTTTGGTATCCACTAAAACACCCACGCGACCGACTTCAAGTACCTCGTCAATAACGGTTCGGGCAACGCTTTGCAGACTTTCGCCTTGTAACGTCACATCCTTAAGGTGTTCCTCGTCGTGGTACCCTTCGTGGGTTAGCTCCTTACGGAATATCGCGCCACGTAAGCCCTGTTCTGTTCTACCTAACGCGCCGTAGACAACCGCGCGGTTTTTGTAAGCGTTGTACTCATCGGAGTCCATACCACCTGGAATGGGCAAGTACTTTGAACCCGCTGCTTTAACGGCGCGGGAGCCTGCAACAAGATCACGTAATAGAAACCAATCTGGGGCGTGATATTGATACCGGGTGTGTTTGTGATTGACTGCCATTATGAAACCATCCTTCCAAGTTTAACGACAGGGACTTTGTGGAGGCATCGATAGCGCACCTCATCCCCTGTATGGTCTTCCGATGCGGTGTCCACATCGTCTGTTTTGCTTTGGTCGCGAGGTAACACGGGCACCGTGCGAATGAACCCATCTATGCAGTTATCGAAAACAAACAATGCAGGGTCCTCCATCGGAAATACTTTCGACGCTTCCAATCTGTCCCGAATAAGCTGCCAACCTGATATGCGTGTGCCCGGTGCTTTGTTTGCTTTCAACCAGGTGACTTTTGAGCGCTTCATGTCTGTTGCGATGCAATTGTCGTTCTGCTTGTCGAAGATGCTGGAGTCTGCTGGACCTGCTTTGACACGTTTGCTGATCCCCATTTTCTCCTCGCGTGATTTAATACCTTCCGCGATTTTCTTTGCTGTGGTCTTAACGCCGGTGTTGGCTTTACCGTTCCAGCCGTACCACTCGCCGATTCTGATTAACGTTTTTGGGGGGAAATTAACGGTGGTACCATCTGATAATTTTGCTGTACTGCCATCTGACTCTGCCCACCAACCTACACTAAAAGGCTTTGAGCTGCCCCAATCAAATGACCTGTCAATTGTCCAAGAACTGGGAATACTAAAAGGCTTTAAAATGTGAATATGTCTATCCCACACATCGTCGAACATGCCTCCGCTGACAATATCCCAGTCCCCGTCAAGCATTGCTTTCACCATTGCAGGATCGCCCAACCCCATCAGATCGCCCTCATACGTTTCTTTGTCCAAACTAGGGTTATCATCAAGCTTTGCGTTGATGTACTGACGTAGGCGGCCACCTTCGCTTTTAGGCATACGTTTGACCCGTCCTTCGGGTGCATTATCCACAAAACTCTGTTTAACCCAGTTATGACCGATATTACCCGGATTACTTGAACACAAAATGCGCGGAAACATACCCTCGAACTGAGGTGGGATATCTACACCCAATGGATTGTCCTCTGTTTTGATTGTCATACGACAACGAGAACGAAAAAAACGATAAATAACTTCGGTGAATGTGGTGAGCTCGTCCATCAACAAAACGTGCATTTCAGACCCTAAATGGTTGAAACGGTCTTGCTCATGTTGGCAATGACAAAGGAATATTTTTGACCCATTCCAAAATGTGATGGTGTCGTTGCCTGTAATTTTGATTAATTTTTGTTCTATCCACTCCTCGAGGAGGACGTGGTAACTGGAAGGGCCTTCCATGTGGTTTTTCTGTAAATCGCTATATTGGCGCCTGAATAAATAAATCTGAAGCCCAGCTATTGACGCTGCCCACACGATTGAGGCAACGCGCATCAAATGCGATTTACCTCCGCCTGCCGCTCCACCGTATAACATTTCTGTTGCGAGCGACTCGTACGCTCGCGATTGCTTGGGGTGGAGTTCTAATTTCATTTTTTGCTGAGTATCAGCTCGAGCTGAGGAATATCAACTTTCATACCGCCCGACACCTCGATGTCTTTGAGTTTCGGGTAGCGGTAACGAAGAAGCTCGGTCACCATCTTCGCACGCACTTCAACGGGCACGTAATTCTTGGACATGTTCTTTGCAGCGTGCTCAAGGAGCTTTGTGAGCGCTAAAACGATTGAGCTAAGGTCTGATCCCGTTTCCTGCTCTAAGGTTAGAACATCATTGATCATTTTGTTTACACGCTTCGCATGTGCGTCCACATAGGGGTGAATGTAAGCGTTGCTCTTCCCAGTCGCCAAATCCATCGCATTATCGAGCGGGTCGAATTTGCGTGCATCCATCTTGTTTTTGGCTTCGGTACTTCGCTTATTTACGATACCAGCACGAGAAGAGTTCTTCCCGCCTTTAATCTTGTCCTCGATGGACATTTTCATGTGATTGCTACTCTAGCTGTAATAACACACAAATATAGTTTAAAACACAACAAAATAAAAGTTCTTTCTACAAATCATTCGCTGTACAAATACTAAACAACAAAAAACCCTTTATATAAGGGTCACTATTCACCAAGCAAAATATTGTTTTTTAAAAAGTGTTACGCGTAGACTAGTAGTATACTATCTATACAATTATTACTTATTTTTACTTTTACCATAGTAATTGACATTACATACACTCCTAAGTACTTGTCTCTATACACTATTATTAGTATACATTAGCTGTACACCAAATCTCTAACACAAAAACTTTTTTGTTTTTTTTAGAGTAAATCCCGTATACAAGTACTCATACACACAAAAAACGCACAACCCCCCGAGCTTCTGTATAAAAAACAACAACCTACAACCGCCTATGTTAGCACATAACGGTTATGTGTTAGCTTATAACGCTTTGTGTAAAAAACACACAAGATCACTAATTTGTAAAATTCAACCATTTATGTTAGCTTATAACGGTTATGTGTTAGCTTATAACGCTTTGTGTAAAAAACACACAAGATCACTAATTTGTAAAATTTAAGGATTAAAATCATGTTGGATAATGCAGCGCGTCAGCGCACTTTTATAGCAAACCAGAAATCAAAAGGTTTAAAAAGATACAGTTTTTGGGCAACTCCAAAGGAAGCTGAGGACATCCAACCCCGAATAAAAAAGCGTTTAGCCCTCCTTCGCCCAAAAATATTGCGATAAAAAACCCAAACTAAATAAGGCGCCCCTAAAAATGACGTATAAATATCAAGCAACATTCAGAGCT